CCAGTAGACGGCCGCTCCTTCTAGGAACAAACGCCTATTAACGAAACGTGCTTCATGGAAAGGCACCCTAATTTCATGCCTCCGACCATTGAGGCTGTAACAAAGGCAAACCATGGTTCACACTTCGTAGTCTTTGCAGCCTCTGCAGCCAGGACGTTCTTTGCAAACCTTGTCCCAATGACCATCGCCCTCCTGCTGCTCCAAGAGCTCGTAGTAATCATCCATGAAGTGGTCGTAAGCGGCCTGCGCAAGGCGCGATTCTTGGCTTGACGCACCAAAGCTCCTCCTGGCTTCTTCCAGGGCTTGGGCGGCCTTCGTCGCCAAGAACAGAGCATCGTCTGCGGCGTAGGAGAGAACCATGGAGGAGGGGAAATTTCCCTCAGTCTATCCTTCTAAGTTTTTCATTGCTTTAAGCACTTTCTCCGCTTCTTGCAGTTTGGGCAATAGAGTTGGCCTGTAAGCATGTTCTGCAGCAAGGAGCTGAAGAGCCGTTTGCCTGTCGGCCTCCAATAGAGCCAAGAGAAAAGCTAGTTCCTTACTGGAAAATTCAACGCCAATCATTTTTCAGAGAAAGTGAAAGTTTCAGCAGTTGCTGAAAATTCTACTGGCAATCATCGAACGAGACTATTCAACCAGTCAATATCGCTGTCTTTTGATGCCTCAAGAATGGCAGCAGCAAGAGCAAAGGCATAGTCATCCACTCCCACTTCTTTGCCGCCAGTGACTGCCCACTGCCCGCTGGCTCTATAAATGACGCTTAAGTTTTTGAGCTGAGCAATTGCTTTTGCATGGGGATACAGTTCGATGAGGCCTGCATTGAAAAGTTCTTTCATCTTGCTAAACGCCTTCATCTTCGTGCTCACTGACCATGCAAGCTCTGCAATGGGGAAGTCCTTTGATAGGTTTTGAATGATGAAGCTACTGTTGAATTGGTCAAGGACAATGCTCTGAAATTCATAAATGCGGTGGTGTTCTTTGATCCACTCTTCCACTTTCGCCATGTTCACTTCCTTTTTCCCGCCAATTTCAAAGTCGGGCTCAAAGGCGTGAAACTTGTCTATGACTAGCCTCTCGCCTTCATAATGAACAATGCAGGCCGTGTAATCGTCTCGGCCAACACCACCACGGGCAGGGTCTAGAGAAAGAACATAGGTGCCAGTGAATTCTTTCTCGGGGAACAATATGCCTCGTTCCTTATTGATTGCTGCTTCAACGATTTCCGTGGCCAGCAAGGCAGAGTTGTTCTTGGCAAATTGAGCGCCATATTCCACCCAAAACTTGTCAGGATCGCGCTTGAGCTCGGCATCAAGGAATGCACATCCCCATGGCAAATTGACATTCACCTCCCAAGTTGGGAGATTCACTGCTTGCATGAAGGGGAATTCGCCAGACGTTGCTTCGCAGTAGTGCTGATAGAACAGGCCATCAGTGAGCCAAGGAGATGAAAGCTCAAGGATACGCCCGTGTTGTCCAAACTGAGCAATGGAGGGAGACAGGGCGTCGTAAATAGCCTTTGCACCACGGTTCGCGTCGCCTTCGATGGCAAAGGAAAGCTCGTCCATGATGAGCATGACAACGGCTTTACCACGAGAAGCACGAGCCGATGCAGGGATGGCCTGAAACACGCAATTGTTGCTTGTCTCAATTTCAGTGGCAGTCTCTCTTGTGATTTCATCAACGAGGGGGCTGTCCATTAGCAATTGACGAATGTTGTTCAGGGCAAGCTTTGCTTGACTCTGGTCGTTAGCAATGGTCAGAATGTACCATTTTTCAGTCTTCCTGACTCGCCTTCTGTATTGATCTTCCAGGACGAAGCAAGCATAGAGAGCCGCAACTGCAGCCATAAGCGTCTTGCCGCAGCGTCTTCCTAGCGCCCACACTGCGTGTGTCTTGTTGCCGCCAAAATAGCCGTCAAGAATGCGCTTCTGCTCGGGCCATAAGTCGAGCTTCAAGACGTGCCTGGCAAAATCACTGCAGGTGAGAGATGCGCTCATTGCAAAGTGGATATTGGACGCAGATTTTCTTTTGGCACGAAATAGGCGGGACGTCCTCTGGCAGGATCCGCCCAAAATCTCTCCTCCATCGCCTCTTCTCCATAGCACCAGCCATGGATGAAGGTCTTCTGGTTTTCAATGGTCACCAAGACAAACTTCTTTTGAGGGTCTTCGTTCTTCTGAACGATGAGGTCGTAAGCGTGCTTTGAGCGCGTCTTCACGTCGATGCCTGGAAGGTCGTCGGACCCTCGCTTTGCTTCGCTCTCCTTGTAGAGCTCATGCTTCAAGCCTAAGTATGCCGCCACGGCCATTTCACCTGCAGCCCCAAGCAAATGCACCTCCAGGGCCTTGTCCCCAAAGCGTGGCCCTTTATTCCGTCCACGCAGCCCCTTGGCTTCGTTCACTGACTGTCGCCTTTGTCCTTCCTCCATCGCCTGCTTCCTTTCCTCTTCGGAGAAGACAAATTCAATGGGAGTGGGCATAATCAAAATAACGTCGTCGTCATCATAGCCACGTTTAGAATAAAGACACGCCAATAGTGTGAACAATGTCGGAAGAAGCGGTTGATCTTGGTCATGCCACTGCTGCGGGACTGCGCAACGACGGCCTCGCGAATGCTCTCACCGGCATGGGCATGCCCGGCAGAGACAAAAGCCTTCATACCCAAGCGCAGCCAATTGTATTTCTGGCACAAGAGGAGCTAGAGGCTCTGTACGGGGAATGGCTGCCTCGTCGCATTGTTGACATTTATGCAGAGCAAGCCACTCGCAAGGGCTTCAAAGTGCTGTTTGGCGGAGAAGGAGCCGCCGCAGAAGAAGTGGTAGGCATTGAGCAAGTCATTGAAGATTTGTACATCCTTGAAAACTTCATGCTTGCCTCCAAGAATTCCAGGCTCTACGGCGGCGCCGTCATTCTTCTTTACATCGACGATGGTCGCCCCGCCGATCAGCCAGTGGACAAGAGTCGCATTTATGCCGTTGAAGGCATGGAAGTGCTTGATCGCTGGCAAATTGCACCAGTAATTAGCGAGGAAAACATATACGACTACTCCAAGGCAACGTACTATCAAATTATCTCTGGCGATCTCATTCGGCAGCCGCAACTCACTTACATTCACAAAGATAGGATTTTGCGTTTTGACGGCGATTGGCTTCCCTATCGCATTAGACAAAGAAACTATGGGTGGGGAATGAGCAGTCTGCAGACTGTCTATGAGAGCTTTAAGCACTATTGGACAGGTTTGAACAGTGCTGCAACTTTGCTGAGCGAATTTGATATTTTTGTGCATAAAATTCGCGGCTTGGCGCAGATGCTTGCAGCCGGCAAGGAGAAAGACGTAAGGGACCGTCTTGTTCTGAACGACATGAGCAAGAGTGTTTATCGCGGCTATGCAATTGACGCAGAAAAAGAAGAACTTGCTTTTATCAGTAGGAACTTTGGTGGAGTGGGTGAAATCTTGGAAAAGATGAGGGTGGACATTATTGGTGCTTCTAAGATTCCTCACACAGTGCTATTTGGCGAAAGCCCGAGTGGACTTGGTTCCACTGGCCGAAGCGAAGAGCGTGATTTCGCTAAGACGCTGGCAGACTACCAACAATCCACTTTCCATCGCCCCCTGAAGAAGCTGATGACCTATATCATGCTCAGCAGGACTGGGCCGACGAATGGTCGCGTGCCTGAATCTTGGCGCATCAAATTCAACGATTTGTTCGAGCTGAACGAAAGGGAAAAGGCCGACGTGAGAGCTCGTGTGGCGGCCGTGGATGGTCGCTACATCCAACTGGGAGTACTGAGTCCCAAGGAAGTGGCTGACGCTCGCTATGGCGGGTCTGAGTGGTCAATGGAGCTCACTCTTGATCCATCAGTGGTGCGCGAGCTTCCCACTCAAGCAGGGGGTGGCTCTACTCAGGAAAGGGGTGGTTCCACTCAAGGGAGGGGTGGTTTAGCCGTGCCTCCTGGCGGCCGCGATCCGTTGGACGAAGAAAACGGCACATTGCCCATGGATGGGAGTCGTGAAGTGGAAGACAGCGCAGAACTGTTCTTGCCTCGCGACTTGGAAAAGATTCGCGGCGATGTGCAGTTCAAGGACAAAGATTTACATCAACAGGCTATTGCTGCTGCCAAGTCAAAGTTCAAAGTGTGGCCTAGCGCCTATGCCAGTGCCTACATGGTTCAGCGGTACAAAGATCTCTACAAGAAGAAGCATGGAAGCGGCAGCGGCTTCAAGGGAGACGATGGCGATGTGAGCTATGACGATCTCGACAAATGGTTCAAAGAAGAGTGGGTGAGAATTGGGGCCAATGGAGAAATCCTTGGTGAATGTGGGGGGCGCGAAGAGAAAGAGGGGAAGCCTAAGTGCTTGCCCAAGGCAAAAGCTGAGGCCATGAGCAAAGAGGAGCGGCAAACAATTGTTGCGCGCAAGCGTAAGGCCGACCCAAATCCAGAAAGAAAAGGCGCCGCGAAGATGGTCAGTAGCAAAGTGGATGCAATCGAGCCAGTGGCAGTGGATGGTCTAGTCCTTGGTGGCGTTGATGAAGCGGCTTTCATCAGCGAAGCCGACGTTGATGCAGCATTGCAACAATGGAAAGAAGAGGCTCCTGACCGCTTCAAGGACCTTCTGGAAGCCGACAATGCTGAATGATCTTGCCGCATTTACGGAAGCGGTTCTCTCCTCTCGCATGGACGCCGAATGGTCCTATGACCAGAAAAGCGGCCGGTTTCGAGATGAAAAAGGACGATTTTTGAGCAAAGAGGCCGTTGAAAAGCTTGTTGACAAGCGAATTGATAAAGTGGAGGCGAGCCTACGGCGCTACACGCGCATGCTGATTGATGGGGCCATCACGCTTGACCAATGGCAAGGGAGTGTCCGCGAATCGCTTAAGGCTGCTCATATTCAGGCAGCAATTATTGGCCATGGTGGTCGAGCCGGCATGGGCAGTGCGGAATATGGCCGCATCGGCCAGCGCCTTCGCGAGGAATACGCTTATCTCCAGCGTTTTACCTCCGATTTGCTTGGCAATCGCCTTTCTGCTCCCATGGCTCTGGCTCGCATTGGCCTATACGCTCAAAGCGTTCGTGGCTCTTACTGGCAAGGAGCCGAACTTCGACAGCAACAGCAAGGATACAGTCTCATGCGACGCATATTGGACAGTCAAGCCCAACACTGCCAAGACTGCCTCAGATATGCCGCTCAAGGAATAGTGTCGTTGGGCACGCTTCCTTTGCCTGGCCAGCGCTGCGAGTGTGGCGCTCGATGCCGCTGCACAGTTCGCTATTTCAGGCAACAGCCAGCAACGGTGCCAGTCTGATTTCAGCCATTAGGATTTTGCGAGCTTCTTGGTTTTCGTGGCAACAATCCTTTACTGTGGCGACGCTGGCTGCCAGACTGGTTTCGGACGGGTGGCAGAATACCTTCTGCCCGCACTGGCCGAAAAACATGATGTGCATGTGCTGGCAGTGAATTGGCATGGCGATCCAGATCCGCTGCAGCAACATTGCAAAATGTATCCGGCCATGGCTCATGGCTCCGATCCTTTTGGCTCTCATCGCATTGGAGACCTGCTGCAAACCATTCGCCCTGATTTGGTGTGGGTGACTAACGATATTTGGTGCGCCATCAATCTGTGGGAAGCTGCCAAGCCCCTGCAAGAGGCTCTCGGCTTTAAGTGGTTCGTCTACACGCCGATCGACAGCTACGGACTCTTCCCGGAACTGCTGCCTGCCTTAGAGGCTTGGGACGGACTCGCCACTTACACGCAGTTCGGCGCTCAAGAGATTCGCAAGATGGGATACAAGGAGAGGATTGATATTATCGGTCACGGCACAGACTTCGCTAAATTCTTCCCCATTGACAAAGAGCAGTGTCGGAACGAGCTCGGAGTGCCAAATGACGTGTTCATTGTCTTCAATGGCAACAGGAATCAGCCGCGCAAGCGCATTGATCTCACGATCAAAGGATTTATCAAGTTTGCAAAAGACAAGCCCGATGCAAGACTGTGGCTCAACATGGGCAGAAAGGATATGGGATGGGACTTGGTGCCACTTTTCAAGCGCGTGGCGCGAGACGAGGGATACGATGCCACTGGCAAGCTCATTCTGACCAGTCCACACTTCTCCACCCACAATTGCCTTCCCATTGAGCAACTGAACAAGGTGTACAACGCCGTTGATGTGGGCGTAAATACTTGCTTGGGCGAGGGCTGGGGACTCGTCAACACAGAACACGCCGCCACTGGCGTGGCGCAAATCGTGCCAGACCATACGAGCTTGAAAGAGATTTTCGATGGGGTGAGACGAATTGACGTTGAGAGCTGGGAGACCGATAGGAACTACGGCCTTGAGCGAGGGCAGCCATCTCCTGATGACTTGGCTTCCATCCTTGATCACTACTACCACCATCGCGAAGAGCTGCAAATGGCTGGCGAGTGGTGCTACGAACGCATTCGCGAAAAAGCCTTCACCTGGCCGGAGGTGCAACGGCAGATGCTAGAAGTGGTAAAGCATTTGCTTGTCCAGGAAAAGACGACAGGAGCGAGGGGTTTCGGAAAAAAGCTTGAGGGCCGGGGAGTTTCCCACTTCCCCGGCCGCTCCAGTTCAGTCATTGATTTCGGAAACTCTCCTTTCGTGTTCTGCATGAGCATTCCCGGAGACGAGCGTCGCCCAGCTTTCGAGCGTCAGTTGCAATCAGTGAAGCAACAATTCAATTGGTGGCCAGCAATTGACGCTAGAACGGCAAGTCGCGATGAAATCGAAAGCCAAAGTCCATCTCCCGTTGAGTGGGGCATCAATAATGACAAAGATGGCTTGAGCCGTCCTGGCGAGCTTGCGCTTATTCTTTCTTCCATTGAACTCTGGAAGCACGCGCTTGCATTGGATCTCAACTATTTGGTAGTACTAGAGGATGACACAAAGTTGTCCCGG